TACCCCCTCAGGGACTCGAACCCTGGACTCCCTCATTAAAAGTGAGGTACTCTAAGCCAACTGAGTTAAGAGGGCAATTGCCTTCACTAAGAAGGACTTTTGGTAGCGGGTACGAGATTTGAACTCGTGATCTGAAGCTTATGAAACTTCCGAGATAGGCCAGACTTCTCCAACCCGCAATATATTTTAAAAATTAAGATGTACTCCATTATACTACGTTGCCGAGGGGAGATGACCCCCCACCTTCTTAATTTTATGTGGTGCCCGAGGATGGACTTGAACCACCGACTTCCACTAATTTCTACGGGTACTCTTTCTCTGAGTTACTCGGACATTTATTGGTGCGCGAAGATGGAATCGAACCACCGTCCCTCGGTACTAGCAAGGATTCTAACATTGAACTATTCGCGCTTTGTGGATACGTCGGGACTTGAACCCAATCTTCCGCATTGCAAGTGCGGTGCTCTAGCCTATTTGAGCTAACGACCCAATAAAGTTGAGAAAGGTTGATGTGGGTATGTTTACTGTGCTAACATTACACTATACCGCTATTTTAATATCTGGTCGCGGTAGAAGGAATCTAACCTCCTCTAGTCGTTTATGATACGAAGTAACCCATTGTCGTTACTACAACTTTGCTCTTGAGGTAGGATTCGAACCTACGACCTGCGGATTAGTGGATAAGGAGAGTTTCGCTCTCTTTATTTTCCTAAAACCTTATCCGGGGATTGTTAACAACCACCTCTGGTTGTGATACAGTCCGATGCTCTACCAACTGAGCTACTCAAGAATATGTTCATAAAATTTTAGCGTGCCCGGAGGGACTCGAACCCCCATCGTGCGGCTTAACAGGCCGAAGTTTGATCCTATTTAGTACTACGGACACATAATAAATCTGAGAAAAGTTAAAAGAGCATTTGGTTTGGTTCCCCGATGGCTTCCGCCTGGTGGAGAAATTGATAAAAAAATCAAAATACGAAGTAACTCTTTCATTACTACAGATTTATGTTTTTATTTCTTTCTCTATTTCTTTTATATCTTTATCAAACCAAACTTGCAATTTATATCCAGCATTGCCAACAGCTTTCCATTTTAAGCTATCATTTGGTCTCTCAAATCCCTTAGTTTCAATGTAGTAAAAACTTTCATTTTCAAAAACTTTGAAATCTAATAAGTATGTATGTTCTTTCTTATCTTTTCCAATATAACTAATTTTGTCATTAGTATATTCCCAATCTTTAATTTTCCCTTGTGCTTTCCATTTATCAAGAATAAAACAAGTTCTAAGTTCATAAGTTCCTTGGACTCTTATATCTTTATAATTAAGCCACTTAGCTGTTCCTCCGGCAACAAAATTATTACCATTAGCATACGATTTCTTATTTATTTCTGACCATTGTTCTTTAGATAATTTATCATGAACTGATTTCCATCCTCCTCTTAATTTACTAGCGCAGGATATAGAACAACATGTTGTATCTCTTTTAGCGTATGATACTTTAAATTCATTTCCACATTCAGGGCATATTTTTTTAACTTTATGTCTATTTAATGATAATTTTTTACTAACTTTTTCGTTTATTTCTTTCCTCTTAGCTTTTGTACTAAATCCTCTTGAACATTTAACAGAACAAAATCTTCCCGAACCATATTTTCCATCATGTTCGTTACCACAATTTTCACATTCTTTCATATGTGTTTATTTTATATATTCACTTAGAAATTTGAACTTTAAACTTTCATAGTGAACTAAAATGCGGTATCGACGGGATTCGAACCCGCAAATCGCGATCCGTGACAGGGATGCACATGCGCCAATATGCTGCGACACCATTTTGTCGGGAAGGTGGGATTCGAACCCACGTTTTCAACATACCTACCTACGGCTATACACTTTATCAGAGTGCCCCGGTATATCCCGTTAATTTTTGTACCCCCGAATGGAATCGAACCATCGTCACCAGATTAAGAGTCTGGGGCATATCCCCTTTGCTACGAAGGCATGGTGAGATTTTTTGATCTAATTCTTTGGCGATCATGGAATTACTAAACCTCAATATAAACAAAATCTCTTAAACCTTCCATTTTATACTGAACTTCGTGGAGCTGAAGAGACTCGAACTCTCGACATCCTGAATGCAAATCAGGTGCTCTAGCCAACTGAGCTACAGCCCCAAACATTGTCTTCAACATACCCGGCCGAATACGCTTTCCCATAGTGCACCTAGAGAGATCCTCGCCTGCGTCCTCACTGGGCCGGCAAAAACCTTGACAATTTTTTATTAGCAGGCCATGAAGGATTCGAACCCTCGACGTTGGTTTTGGAGACCAAAATGTTACCACTACACCAATGACCTATAGAAGCAAATCAGAATACTCTAAAGTAATCCTCAATGCCCAGCGGTCCATGTGGGATTCGAACCCCTCCTTCGCGCAGACAACGCGTTGTACTACTCTTTATACTACACGGACCAAATAAACTGAGAAAGTTCGGAAGAGATTAACAGACGGTTTCGACACCGTGACTTTTGTGTTGTAAACAAATGCTGGACACCCAGCTCGAAGTAGCTCATTCCATTACTACAGTTTAGTTAAGATAGAAGGTTCGGGCCCTTCCAAGTGATGCATCACCATGTTCCATATTTATCTTAATTTTCGACCTAATCTCCATCCTTCTGGAATTAAGTCATTTTTGTGTATTTTTTTACTTTCTTTATCATTTGTTATCCAACTAGTTCCAAATTGAGAATTTTTAATTCCTGTTCTATCAGCATTTCTCATTTTTTCTTTAGTTTCTTTTGAATGTTTCTTATTTGTGAATCTAGAAGAATTCATTTTACCTTCTTGCCATAATTTTTTATATCGAATTCTCTGTTCTTCTATTTTTTTTTCTCTCCAATCTTCATATAATAGACTGTGCCATAAAAGTTCATTTCTTTTCTTAGCTCCTTTTGTACTTTGTTCTTTAGTAAATCCTCCTCCACCACCTGGTTGAAGATTCATGCAATCTTTTTTTGCTAATTCATTTAAATTTACAATTTCAGATTCTCTATTTTTTAATTCTTTACGATTCTTACAATATTCTAATATTTCTCTAATATGGTTTTCTCTTCCATACTTATTTATAGAATATCTTAATCGTTTTCCACTTCCTAAATAATCATCTTCTATATTATGAGTAGAATGCATCCCGTAATAATATTTTTTATTTACTTTACAAGTTGTTTTGTAAATAAAGTGGTACTTTTTTTGTTTCCTTGGCATAATATACTTTATTTTATATATTCACACTCAAGGAACAAAAATGACCATGTGGTGCGGGTAAAAGGATTCGAACCCTCACCTCGAGATTGGAAATCTCATATGCTAGCCGTTAAACACCACACCCGCATTGTCTACACCGCATGCCATTCAGTATAGATCTTGATTTTTGCCTTTACTAGCATGATGTAAAGAGAATCCCGAAAGAAATCATAAACTTTCTGTTGATAGTTTTCGTAAAAACTAACAAAAATGTGTTTCTTTATTATTTAATATTAACTTGAAATTATATCCTTTTTCTTTATATGCTTTTACTCTATCTTTCATATTTTGTAAATCTAATGTATAACTAGATTTAACTTCTGACAAGGTATTAGTTTCTGGCAAATAAAAATCCACTATTGCTATTCTTTGTTTATTTTCTATCGTATCAAAATATTTTATTCTTTTTGATTCTACATCATATTTAATTTGGTATGAATCTAAAATTTTTGCATAATTAAATTCATAAGAACTTCTTAAATAAACTTTTTTATTTTCCCAAGTATTATACCATCCGCGTTTACAATTCCCATAAGAAAAATTATCTTGTGGAGTTTGCCTTCCTAAATCAATGCTATTAATATTTGCTTCTGAATTATTTTTTAATGATATCCCATTATTTTGAAAAAAGAAATATAATGTATTAAGTTGGATTTTATATTTTTCTTTTACTCTGGAATCCCATGTTGTTGGCCTTTCTTTCTCAATCGTTTTAGTTACCTTAACAACTTCCTGCCTCAATTTAGTAATACTCCTAATGACAAAACTGGGGGA